CTCCAGCCTCTCCACTCCCGAACTGTAAGAAAGTATCTTGTCTGTTTTTTTCTACAACAAATTTTCTAGAAACTAAAAATGGCTTTATAATTGATGGCACGTTGTCGTTTTTATAATTAGTGTTAGATATTTCTTTGTAAACCATATCTTGCGCCAAATAGCTAACCTCAAAATATTCGTTTCCGTTACTATCAAAAACCGATACAATTTCTGACACATTAGCAGTTTTAAGTCTAACTCTCTTAAATCTCTCATAATCTCCCACTGTGACTCTTTCAGTTGTGTAGGTTCCTGACACCACCGACCCATATGCCTTAATGGCATAATGTGTTGGGGCACCGGTCGAATCATTGACCCTAGCTACAACAGTCGTGTGTTTCGGATCTGAGAAATCTATATTCTCAAGTAAAGAAAAATTAAGACCTGTTTCGGTGGTAAATAAGCTAGATTTCTTTAAGATAGGTATATAATCTTTGTCTGGACCAAGACCGGTGGGCGAAGATGGCACCATTACAAAAAAGGCTGCTCTTCCAAATGTAGAGGGTCGGCCGGCAAATTTGTACCCCAAGACTCGGCCGTGTCTAAGTATGTTATTGTACTGATAAGATGTGTCAAGAAACGACTCATTAACATTATAATCTAAGTAAAACGACAGTTGGTCTCCAACATATGCCACAGCATCAACCATCAAAGAAGCAAAAGATGCCTCACTAAAGTCCTGAAACGAATCAGGATATAACCTTTCTGCTAATTGTATTAAATCTTGTCTAATCGAGCTAAATTCTCTATTAGTATAATTTATCGGTACAATCTTTTTTTGATCGTCGGCCATTTAAATTCCTCTTTTTTAAATAGTAAATTCTAACAAATCTTTGATTCCAATGTTTGGAACTGAATAAAATAATTTAATACCTAGCAAGTTTCTATCTGGGTCACTGCCATTAAAACTAATTTCTATAATCTCTACAACTGGCATATATGTTCTTACTTGTTTCCTGATTGCGGTATCAATTGAATTGAAGGTACTATTGTTGAAGTTTTCAAAAAGAAACCCTCGAATACCTACACCAAACTCAGGTTCCATGATTCTTTCACCCGGTGAAGTCATGATTAACATTTTTAAATTTTGTCTTATTAATGTTTCAAAATCACGAATTACTGTAAATCCATCGGCAGAATCTTTTGTGATTGGTAATTTGACAGCCAAAGATGACATTTGAAAAACCTCTTTTAATAAATAGAGTGATTAATTTTTTCCATCACACAAACCGCCCTTGGCATTATATGGATTACTACGTAGGCGGCCGCGTTGCCACCATGGTAACATACCTCTGGCGCTGTTAGGGAACATTAGCCCCTTCAGTGACTTGGCCAAAAGCGATACTGGATCATCTTCGGCTCCAAGAAGTTTGTCGCCGGGCTGGAAGTCTCTGGAGTAATAGTAGCTCTTAAACATACGCTTAATTCTACTCTTACTGTTTCTCAAAAGAATTCTATCCCAATTGTCCCACTCGCAGACCCAAAGCCCACCAAAGAAGCCGGGCTGACGATCATAATAATGTGCCCAGCCTTCATTACCGGTGACGCCGCTCTTTTTCATATTAAAGTCAACTAGTGTTCCCTCAATAGGATCATCGGAGCCAAAAGGTTGGAACAAGGATGGGGGTGTCTCATTTTTTATTTCGAATTCTTTCTCGGTTCTATGAATATAGGCCCTAGAGCCGGGCTTGACTCTTACTTGTGCAAACCCTGTTTTGTTGAGCCAATCCTTCTTGTCGGTTGGGCTAGCTATAAACTTATCCATTCCCGGAATAGCGCCAAAGAATTCACTAGTAGGCAACCATGAATAGTTATCACCGTTACCGGGAGTAACCTCGCCGATCGAGGATAAGAGTGCCATATCGCTGTAAATTGCTAATGTACCTGTCACTTTTTTGATTGAGAAAATATATGACGTCATCAATTTATATCTAGGATCATTTTTCAAAAGATTAACGAGACAGAACAAAAGTTTGCTGTTAGTGATATTAGTATTAAATTGAGAAATTTTGACATCTAGTGCGTCTACTTCAACTGAAGTAATCGGGTGAGAATCTCCGCCGCCGGTATAATAAAATTGTAACCCAAACCTAACGCCCATTTGGCCATCGATGCCAATCTCATAGCCGTCTTCGTCAGTAATAACCCTCATTGTTCCAGGCCAATAATCAGATAACCTAGCTTCTTGGTTTTCGCTATTTCGTATCACAGACAATGCTTTACTTGGTGCCATTTTTTGGCCATTGATTGAAACATATTTTTCTAGTGCGTATGGAACAGCAAGACTGCCGGGGGGAGGAGGGGGATCGCTCGCTTCGGCGTAAGTGCCATATTCTGCTACATCTCCTAGAGGAACTTGTTCTGGTACTACTCTTCCGCCAGTAAATTGGGTTGCGTCGGGTGCGGACTGTTCTTCACCGGGCATAGGATTCTCTTCGCCATGCTCGGCAGCAGAATAACTTACCATAGCCTCTTCGTCTTGGGTAACAAGTTTGTGCCCCTCTGTTACAATGGACACAATACGATCAACAGGGGTTAAAATATCTTGTGGTTCATCCGGATCTTGGTTGTGATATTCGCCGGCCATGTAAATAACATCCCCAACTTCATCTATGTGACCATGATAATAGCCAACAAATTCATCCGCATAGTCGTACTCATTATTAGTATCTAGATTGTATGCAACCCTAAATTCCCCACCATCGGTATAATACGGGCCCGGGAAGCTCACGCCTTGACCTTTTGGATCTGGGTTGTCGGGTGTTGGCAACCCAACAGGCACCTCAATGATGTCAGGGCCCGCAAACTGTAGTGAACTACCCTTACACAAGGTTGACAAAATATAATAATCTAAATCAAATATATCAGGGTTAAAACCATGTTGGCGCATGTTCTTTACCATTTTTTCGCCCATGACTGATAACTCGTGATTGACAAGCTGCATTAATATTAATTTTGCATGTTCTTCTACAGATTGAACAGCCTCAAGATTCTCATCTGCTCGGATGCCCTTTAAGCTCTGGAACCATCCTGCTTCACCAGCCACTTTTTTATCATGCATACCGAGAACTGTTTGTTTAACATTGACCCCATCAGATCTGCGAAATTTACGAGATGTTGTTGGTCTATAAGTAAATGGATAGTCAGTTTGTAAGTTGTTAATCGTATCAAACGATTCTTGAAGGTGGCCACCCTCTGCTGGTGCAGGAATGGCGCCGGCTTCGACTAAAAAGTCGTAGCACTCGACTGATTGCTCTAAGAATGCATACCAGAACTCTTCGTCTTTGAAGGTGGTGAAAGCCTCCCAGAAGGCGCCTTGAGCGTCTTTAAAGTCCTCTTCCATGCGCTCTACGATGTAAGCAGAATAAATTGTACTAAAATTATCCGGGAATTTTGGCATAATTTTTGAAAATACGGGGATAGCTTTAAATATATGAGTACTGGCATAAATTCTGATTGATGCCAATATTAAAACGTACATACTGATTTTAGCTTGTCTATTTAAGATTCTTTTAAATGGTACCTCTCTCGTACATTCTTCTGAGCCTGCAGTCAACCTAGGATCCTCTGGTAGATTAGGGTAGTACTTATTGACCCAGCCTTTTAGTTCGTCAAAGTCAATTAAGTCTTGGTTATGTGGTTTGCACGGCGTGTATTCAGGAAAGAGCACATTAACATAACCATACCAGCCGTCGTGCTTATTTGGCTTGACATAAAGTGCAGGTTTAGTATAACTTCCGCCAAAAATCTTCGGATCTAAATAAATAACTCTTGCGTTGTCTCCATTGTTATAAACATCCCTACTAACTCCTAAAATCATATCAGATTCTTCAATTTCGCGGCCATCGATTTTATATGCGTAATATGGTATGAATCTACCATTTTCAATTATTCCATAATCAATATCATCCTTTACCAAGAAGTCATAGTTAGCACCATAAAGGAAGCCGCTTTTATTTGTACCAATTTCGCGACAGATCGTGCGATACAAACTACTCATTACGCTGTCATATTCCACTGCACACACACCGGGGCTGCGGCCGCCTGTAAAGTCAGCCAACATTAGAACAGGTGGAGATACTGGTGGTAATTCCCTTAAGATACTAGAAAATTTGGGAAAATCTGCTAGAGTACAAGAATCCGGGCTTGTATTAGGAACTATGTCGATAGGCTTGTTGAATATATCCAAACCATCATCAACTGATAAGAATTCAAATTCTCTTACTCTCAGAACTCTCTCGGTTCCTCTCATGATAGCTTTAGCAATTGCGCGGCCGATAATATTTGTAAAAGGATATAATATTAGATTAATCATAGCTTCTAAGGCCCAACCAACAATCGGTATACCTTCAATCCAATTCGGCAAATCAAATGGAGGCACTTTTAAGAAATCATCCTCAAGCGCTTCCCCTAAAGGCCCTATATGAGCAGAGCCCCAATTAAGTTTTTCAACTAATTCTACGCGTATATTATCATCAAAACGATTTAACACACGACCAGAATTTGGCTCTTCATAAATATCATGATAATAACACTTAAGATCAAACCCATATGACCACTCAGTACTGGTAGAGCCCCATCCGCCGCCGTCTTTGCCGTTGCCATCATTTGACGAGATGTATCCTGAGTAGCTTCCGTTTGGTCCGCCACTAAACTTTCCTTTTCCGCCTTTTCTCATTCCTGCAGCATTATCTCTGAAGTCTAAGGAGACATCTGCGCCATCTCTTTTGTGATGTGAACTATCCCCTGAACTTCTACTACCTTTGCGAATTTCGCGTGTGATGACGACTTTTTCTGAAGCCTCATTGACCTGAACCGTGGTATTATAGCCAAAATCGGGAATCATAAAAAGATTAATTCCTTGTGTTAGGGAGCCAAAAAAGTTATTATATTGCAAGTCTTCAAAATCAACATAATGTCTTTTCTTGCCTCGCGCAAAGTTATTAGATATGAAATTTATATTTCCGTCTCTAAGATCTGTGCCCATGGAATTCACAGTGTAATATCCGGGCTTAACAACATAATCTGCTTCGGGGTTTCCAGCGTTTGCAAATTGTCTCATTAGCCACTCAGCAATATAATATGGAAATTGCCCCTCTTGAGAACTGAATCCTGCTGAACTTTGGAATATAGTGAAGAACCCACTTGTTGATTCACCACCATTTTTAAGGTTGGTTGCAAAGTTAACATATGATTTGTTGTTAAACGCCTTTCTGTGGTGTGCTGTTAGTGGATTACCCATTGTATCTGACATAATCATGTTGATAAATCCCCATGAAGAGTCCGAATTCCAAAAGCTTCCGTTGCCTAGCATGTCTTCGATGTATGCTATTTTTAATGAATCGAGCTGTCCGCCCATGGCCTGCATGTTTACCGCGGCGGCTT